TCATAAAAATCATAAAAATCATAAAAATCGTAAAACTTTAAAGAAAAGGAAAAATAAATATTCTAAAAGGAAATAAATTAATAGATATTATTGATTTTCCTACTTAAAGAAACTGTCATGAATTCGATTCTAAACTATTCTATAAAATGAGTTTTGGACATTTATAAATGTCCATTTTTCAATTTTGAAGAATAGAATGAACCTAAAAAAAGTGAAAAAAGTAGAGATATGTTAACACAAAAAACGAAAAACAATTATATATGTGTAATATGTCATTATTACAGTAATAAAAAAACTGATTATAATAAACATATTCATACGAACAAACACATTGTTAACAAAAATGGAGATTTAGTTAACACTAAAAATGATAATTATCAGGAATCTCCATATGGTTATAAATATTCTGCTGTTAAATATAATTTTAAAATGAAAAAGGCGAAGGGTATAAGAAAACCTGTAAAATACTTGTTTGTAAAATGAATTAACCAAGATAACACAAATAAAATCACTATTTATTTTGCCTCCAATATACAAAAAACTTACGCAATAGAGGTAAACTTTGAATAAATTAAATCATATATTATGAGGTTGAATAATGAATTGGTCAAAAAAGAACCTTAAAAAATGGTGAATAAAATAATTCATATTTTCGTTTTGGAAAATATGAATACATGTGCATTTTATAAGTTGGATAAAAACGTAAAATTCCAAATTCAAATAATGAAACTTATACCAGAAATAAAGATTTGTTTAAGATAAAAAGACAGTTTAAGAACCGAGTAAAATAAAAAGATCTTGGTTGTCAATAATAAAGCATTTGATAATAATGAGATACAACAAGGTTAGTTTAGATTATAATTTCACGAAAAACAAAAATCATATTAGAACACAGAAATTATGTTTTGAATTCATAATGGATAATCCACCATTGTAAAGTGGCTTTATCATTAATATCTTGATAACAAGGATAATATCTATAATTATTTTTTGTTAATCCAAATTTTTTGTCCCCTTTTACATCTTCACAACTATATATTTTTTTACTTGAACGAATAGTTGATTCGTAATATCCATCTTTGTTTGGATGTCTTTTATTTGGACCTCTACAACCGAGATTTTTTAACTCTTTCTTGAAATATTCTTTTACCTCTTCTTGTGTTTTGAATATATTAATAACAGGTTCATTTAATTCATCAGTATCGTCACTTGCTACTGAACATCCATAATTTTCTGGATTCATAAATGTATCTTTACTAGAAAGGTTGCAATTTATATATTTTGTGGTTTTTGAATTCCACTTAATAGTTGGGTCTTCAAAACTACTCTGCCATAATTTTTCATATTTGATAATACTATCTATATTAGTATAACAGATACTTATACCATTATTATCGTAACCAGTGTCACGGCCTACTAATCCTTGAATGATGGTTGAATCATCTGGATTTTTAGTATATCTGTCATATAATATTCCAATGTATTTTTTTTTTAATGTTTTCGCACATCGTAACAATTCTTTAATAAATATAAAAGTGTGCTTTTCAGGTTGTAAAATTAAAATTTTATTGATGTCTTCAATTTCACTTTTTCCATCATATTTAATAAAACTATAATTATCGGTGTTAAATATTTGTTTGAAATTTGGAATAGTATGCGATTTACCATTTTTTGTTCTAATAATGTGATATAAAGGAAATTTATATTTATCTATATCATCTTTAATATCTTGAATGTTTTCAAATACTTCTTGATCAACTTCATCAGTTGTTTTATTGTACCCACATAAGTCTTTATATTGTTTTACTCTACTCATTTGTAATAAATCATTACAACCTATATATCCATCTCCACCCTCTGCTAATATTTTAGTTGATGCGTCCTTCCATTTTAGCAAATCATATATTGTTCCATCTGGAGTTGCTGTATATTCCAATATTTTTATATCATTTTTGTATAATTTAAACTTATCTAATAATCCAGCATGTTCAAATGCTTTGTAAATTGTTTGACCTGTTTTTGCGGCAACTTGAATTTCATCCATTATAATAAGAACATTTTGTTTATTTTTAATTTTATCAGCAAATGTATTCGGTAATTCGTATCTATGAAACACTCTTGCGTGTATGCTTTCAGGCATTCGTTCCTTTGTTTGTGCTTTCCATTCACAACTTGACAACCCAGTAATAATATATATATTTTCAATTGGTATTAAATTACCAGTATCTTCCAAATATCGTTTAATTGCAGCACACATACTTCCAGTTTTACCTGATTGGGTTTTCGATATTACCATAACATTTATAATTTTTCTATCTTTAAACGCATTTACTATTCTTGATGCTATTATTTCTTGGTTTTCAAAAATAATCGATTTACCCTTTAATCTTGAAATTTCCAATTCATTAAGAATATTTTGTTTTGTCAATTTCATTATCTCTTGTTCTTTTAAATCATAATCACAACGCACTCTTTTCGTAAGAATTTGTTCCGTAATTTCGTTTGATATATTGTCACTCATGATAAATAATATAATATTTTAATTTTTATGCGTGATTTATTTCAATTTTTATGCGTGATTTATTTCAATTTTTATGCGTGATTTATTTCAATTTTATATTAAATTAATAGTATTTAGTGGAAATTATTTAAAATATAATCTTCAGAAAAATGTAGCAATAGAATGGTAAGGGAACCCACTAACCATTTAGAGACGGGTTTATTTAGATACAAACGAAGCAACAAATATTCACAAAATTGCTTCAATTATAATAAGGAAATACCGAGTTATTTATCAAGAAACAATTATTATTCAACTCGTTAGGACAAATAGGTAAAATCCAATTTAAATAGAAATAACCAAATATGTTATTACAATTTCAATTTTTAATTAAATCATTTTTTTTTAATAATTCTTCTTTCATAATTCAGAAAAAGATAAACCTTTTAGTTTTTATTTTTTCAATGAAAAGTAAACCATGAGCGGCGATAAAGAATATATGGATAAAGTTATAAGGAAACTGGCAAAGAGTTCTGTTATTGATAAAAGTACTTTATAATATATAATAATCATAAAATATAATAATCATAAAATATAATAATCATAAAATATAATAATCATAAAATATAATAATCATAAAATATAAAATACAAAGATAAATTATTTTCATAATATAATAATCACAATATACTTTATTATGAAAACATCTGACCTAACAATATCTATATTTATAATATTAATTTTTATTTTACTTTATATATTTAATGTGTTATCAGTAGGTATTAAACAAATTCAAGAAGACTGGTCACAATATAGATGTAATCCGATTGTTATGCCGTTTGCTTCTGTATTTGGACATGAAACTACATCAAATTTCACATTTTGTATTCAAAATATGATGAAAAGTTATATGGGGTATTTATTACAACCGCTTCATTATAACTTTAGTGTTATTGGAAATATAGGAAAAACATTGACTAATGGATTAGAAGACATTCGACAATTTTTTAATAATATAAGAAATGATATAACTTCGATTGTTCAGAGTGTATTTGGTGTGTTTTTAAATATTCTTATAGAATTTCAGCGCGTGATTATTAATATAAAAGATATATTCGGCAAATTAATAGGTATTATGGCAACATTAATGTATACATTAGAGGGGTCAATAAATACAATGAATAGTGCGTGGAATGGTCCTCCTGGTCAATTAGTGAGAGGTTTATGTTTTCACCCAGATACAAAAATTGCTTTAAAAAATGGAGATTTAGTAAAAATGAAAGATATTCCATTGAATTCAATTCTTAAAAATGGTACAAAAGTATGCGCTGTTATGAACATTAGCAATATAAGTGAAACACAAGAATATAATGAACGTTTATTTTCAGTTGATGGTGGTGAAAATAATGAACCTATTTTAGTTACTGGAAGTCATTTAGTATATGATAAAACAAAAAAAGACTTTATTCAAGTAGAAGATTTGAAAGTTGCAGTTAAATCAGACGTAAATAGCGATACATTTGCGTGTTTAATTACAACAAATCACACGATTCCAATTGGAAAATGGATATTCCATGATTGGGAAGATAATAATGGGTCATCTTCTAAAAAACTTATTTGATATATATAATATATGGAGAACGTATTCACACAAATAAATGATATATATAATAAAAAGGGATTTTTAGAAAGATATGGAACAGATATATGGATAACTCTAATTATTATGATTATTTTTTTTATTGTTACCAGTTATTTTTATGTAATGAATCACATTAAACCTATATTAGCAAATTGGGATAGTGAGAAATGTTCCCCGACGGTTATACCTTTTGCCGGAATGATAAATAAAGATCCAAAAATGTCTGTATTTGAATTTACTAGTAAAAATTTTACTGGATGTATTCAAACCATATTAAAAACTATATCAAGTGATGCATTTGCGCCGATTTATTATATTATGAAGGTATTTACAGACCAATTTAAACTTTTTTTGCAATCGATAGAGACAGTTAGAAATCTATTTAACAAAATAAGAAATACAATAAAAACATTTTCATCAGAAGTGATGGAACGTTTATTAAATATAACAATGCCAATAATGAAATTTATGATAGTGATGAAAGATATGATGGGCAAAATAAATGGTACATTGACTGCGACAACCTATACATTAATTGGCGCATATTTATCAATGGAATCATTATTTGCAAATATAATAAATTTTATTATAATAATATTAATCGCTTTGTCAATAATTATTATCGCATTGTTATTTATCCCATTTGGAATAGGTCAAGCAATTGCTATACCTTTTATTGTAATCATGATAGCAATTACAATACCTACTATTATGGTTCAAGTTTTTATGGGTGATATATTCAAACTGCCAACACGTTCTACGCCTTCAATCCCTGGGTGTTTTTCAGGAGATACGGAATTGGTAAGATGTGTAAATCGCAATGAAAAAGAAACTATGAAAATAAAAGATGTAAAAGTAGGAGATATTTTCTTCGATAATTCATATGTAACAGGGATAATAAAATTTTCTGCAGAAGAACAACATATTTATAAGTTATATGATATTATAGTTACTGGCGAACATCGGGTATATCATAATAAACTCGGGTGGATAAAAACAAAAAACCATCCTGATAGTTTAGAAATAAATGATTATACAGACCCGTTTGTCTATTGTTTAATGACAAATAATAAAATAATTAAAATAGGAGAAACAATATACTCGGATTGG